TCCATTTTCTTTAACTGCATGTTAAGTTGGAATTCATGATCCATTAATTGCTTTTTTATCATAGCTTCAGCTTGTAGCTTTTGTTGCTCCATTTCAGCTTTAGCTTGTTCTAACTGTATTTTACTTTGAGTTAAAGCTTGTTCTTTTTGTACTTCTGCTTGAGCTGCAACTTGTTGAGCTTGTGCATTAGCTTGAGATTGCGCTTGTATATTCTCCTGTTGCATTTCTTGATCTTTCTTAAGCTTCTCTCTTCTTCTAACCTTAAGCAATTGGTTTGCTAATTTAACGTTCTTAATATCTCTTAAATCAATAGCGTCAGTTAACTCTATTAACTGTTGCTGTAAAGCTTGCTGTATATTGTTTTCAAGCATTTGTCTCTCTTCTTCATCTGGTTGTAAATCAATAAATATACCAAAGTCATATAGATGTAAATTTTTCATTTCATCTAATGTTGCTACATTGTGAGTTCCAATGCTTTGTATAAACGCGTCTCTTGTTGGTGAGTACTCTATAATATCAGATATTCTTAATGATAAAGCCTCGGCCATTTCAGCTGTTAAAAATAAACCAGCTTGTAATATATGTCTTGTTGCCACGTTTGAATTTGCAGCTGCAAGCTTTTGTACACCAACTAAAGCTTTCGCGTCAGGCGTGCTAGCATCTCTTGCTTCATTAAGACCGGTAACATCCCTGATCATTTGTAAATAATAGTTGTACGTTTGAATTAGTGATTGCATTTTTGCACCACCATTACCAGATTGAATTTCCTGTATAGGAACTTTTCCTGGGTTCATGTCACCATCAGAAGTCATTGATCTACCTATTATAGATCCCGTCTGAAAGAACATATTTAATGCTTCTTGAGGATTATAATTTGTACCGTTACCTAAATCTATTTCTGCAAGACCATCAGCATCTAAATATATGCCGTCAGGTACCATTCGCGAAAGGACTTGTTGGAGTTTTAAGTGTGTTAATTGTATCATGTCAGCAAAACCAGTTATTCTACCAACTAATGATTCTATTTTACCTTTATACATACGTGGTGCTACAATACTATAGTTCATTTTAACTTTAGTAAAATCGCTTTTAGGTCTCATCATATTTTTAGCAAGTTCCCATTTAAGTAGTCTTTCACTACCTAAAACAAGAGCTCCTTCATATAAAACCTCTATAGATCTTGACATTTTACCATATCTAGCTTCTAATAAAGCATCTTGAACTGGGTTAAATGTATCATCTTTAATTATAACTTTGCTAGCACCAGTAGCAGTTTCTTTTACTTTATAAACCTCGTTAGCATATGTTTTATAATTAAAATATAAAACTTCAACTTGGTTTTTATCAGCAGACTCAGAGCTACCCATATCTTTATTGTAATAGCCTTTTTTAAGTTTGCTTTGAGATGTTATCTCTTCTAAATCTTCTTGTTTTAAATGAGGAAATTGTTTCATTAACTCATTAACAGGTATTGTTTTAACTTCACCTACATAATATATGTCATCAAAATAAGGTGACTCAGTGTGAGAATATACCAAGTTAGCTGGATCAACGTACTCTACCGTAACACCTCTAGATGTATCAAAAGTACATTTAGCTGCTCCAATACCTAAAACAGCTATATCGTAATAAAATCTCTTTTTAGTTAATTCATATCTATTACCTTCAAACAAAGTGTTAATAGCTTGTTCTTCAGCTAATTCAACCGCTTGCTTGTAATTTAGCTGCATGTGTAAAGCTAATTCTTCTTCTGAATCAGGCAACTTATCAGGTTGATTAGCAAATAAATTAACACCAAAAGCTTCTTCAGCAAACTGATTAAGCTCTTTTGTTTTAAGGTCTCTAATAATACCTTCCATGTATTTTGTTCTCTTACTAACACCGTAAGGGTCTTGAGAGAAAGCTTTTACATCATATGTTCTTTCAGCAATACCATTTACAACTATATCAACAAATTTAGGTATGATAGGTACAGGTGTCCAATCTAAATTAAGATAAGATAAATCACCATTTATAGATAATTCATTTTTATACTTTTGTATAGACTGTTCTCCTCTAGCATAAAGTCTTAGTTTATGAAAACTGTTCTGATGACTAGAAAACCTATAACCACTGTTATCACGTTTAAACCATTCGTCTTCAATTGCCTTAGCAACTTTAAGACCATAGTCTATCGTAGCTTTTTCTGAATCGCTTGCGACTTGACTAGGGAAAAAACCTTTTGAAAATGAATTAGCCATATTGTTATTGTATTAATTTTGAATGCATCCCTTTTTGTTTATATTTTGCAATGCTTATGTTTAGTTTTTGTTTTTCAATTTTTGCGTTAGGATTATATAAATGTCTGTTACAAGCCATTATAGCTAAACCGCTACTTATAGCAGCATCAAACGCTGTTCTTTTGTTTATATCAAATTTTGCCCAATCTTGTAATGTTTCAGTAAAATACATATCACCATATACACCTTCACCTTTATGACCAACTTGACCTTGTATATACATTTCTATCGCAGCCGCATGAGCTTGTTTTATATCTTCACTAGAGTTTGGTATACCACCAACTTCTCTTTCTGCTACAGATAATTTATTCCAAACTTTATCTGGTCTGTTCATGCTGTAACCTCTGTAACCACGTCTTCTTAAATAATACAATAAACGGGGTTTATTATTCTCTGCAAGTAAAGGCATGCCGTAAAACACTAGTGCCATTAAAACGTCCTCAAAGAATATATCAGCAGTTTGTGGTCTAGCTATATATTCTAGAAAAAACGAATTAGGTGGACAGTTTTCCATAGAAAACTTTGTTAAACCATGTAAAGCACCTTTTGAACCTTTACCATCTACTGTCCCTGATATATCATAAGAGTCACATCCAAATGCTCCCATATGTTCATTACCAGGATATTTTCTATTACCTTTGTTTGTAATATTATTTTGAAGGTGTCTAGGTGGAACCCAGCTGACTTTAAACCTACCATTAGGATCTGGATAAAAGATCACCTCACTATCCTTGATACCATTAGTCCACTGAAAATTACCAGTTGTTAGACTGTTAGATGATCCGGTACCTTCGTTATAATCTATTTGCTCGTATATTTTTGCTAAATTAAATATACTATTTTTTGTTTCGTCTCTGAAAGCATGTTCTTCAGTTCTTGGAAATTGACGATAAAACTCATTAAGAGCATCTCCGTCATTTTTTAATCCATCAGCCTCGTTGTTCCAGTGTTCAATAATTCCGATGTCGATCGGTTCATTGTAAGGGCCAACAGTTTCTGTTTCAGGTGTGTCGAAGACAGGCATCCCAAAACAATCAATGAATCCCTCGTAATTCCATTCCATAGGAATGAACAAACTATATAATCCCGAGCTTGTTTGCCCATTGCGGTTTCTATTTGTGACATCTGATGCATTATATAATCTTTTGAAGTTATCTCCTCCTTTATCTAAAGCGTTTGATGTTGAACCCATCATACACTTACCAATAATTCTACTACCTAATCGTAGTGTTGTTTTTGTAACTCGCCAGTTATTTAATATGTTATTAGGTCTTTCCCACTTACCTGATTCATCATGTACTAATAACTTAAGCTTTTCACCATCATAACTGTTATCACCAGTATTTTTCCAGTCAATAGTTGTATCTAATCCTTGTAAAGCTTCTGGTTTATCGGTGCTAGTAATGTTCCGTCTTGTAAGCTTTGATGCAGGTACGCGGTATGCAAGTTCTGTTTTTGGACGGTCCATACCGTCTTGGATTGGTTTAAAGAAAAATGGGTAGTTAACGGATATTGGTACGACTTTATCGGTAAACATTTTTTTAGCATCTGGTCCTGACTTAGACAGTATTCCAAATCTAGAGTCACTTGATATTGTTGCCATGTTAACGGCTTCACCTGATGCCATGAATGAAAAACCAGATCGTCTGTTTTTAAGATAACACATTCCGTAGCATCTTGTATCTGCTTTGCAAGCTTCCCAGAATATAAAGAATAATCTGTTTGCTTCTCTAAAATCTGGTTGCCCAACATCAATCTTGGACCACTGCAGGTACATATAATGAGTACCAGTAATATAAGTAGGGTTATCTTTATTATAAAACCAAAAACCTTCTTCTCTTCTTTTAAACTCATTTTCTATGTAATCTATATATTTCTTTTTGAAATCATCAGGATATTGTTTCCAATCAAAAATAGTTTTAATTCTTTTTAGCTCACTAGGTTGCTCTGTGTATTTCCAAGAATTATTATTAAATTTATATGTATTATCTTCTTTTGGTAAAGCTATTTTTAGGTTTTGTATTTCATATATCTCACCTATTTTACCAGTCTTAGATATAATAACTACATCGTGTTCCTTGTTATATCCATATTGCCACTTTTTTGACTTATTTAATCTAGCAATAGTATTTTTTTTAATAGGCTCTATAACCTTATATAAGCTTTGCTCGTACATTATCTAGATCTTTTTTCAGCAAAACCAGAAAAAGCTATTTCTTTTTTCTCTTCAACAACTTTACCTTCCAACATATTTTCTTCTTCTTGTATTCTGTTTAGAATTTCAAAAGCATCAAATATAGCTAGTTTTTTTGTAGCTGCAGCATTCTTTAATCTATCAGCTGATATATCATCGTCTGAATCAACTATAGCTTCTTTAGCTACTTTAATTAATTCTTCAACTGCTTTATGTCCAGCTTGGATTATATTCTTTTTCGTCTCCTTGATATTCATACTTATTAGTTATTGATTTGCTAAATATTCTATACAGTCTATCACCATCTAAAATACATTCATATTCTGTGTTTGGTTTAAAACCAACTAAATCACCACTTTGTAATCCAGCTTTTTCAAGACTGCTGTCAGCATACTTAAGAACACCTACTAAAGGTTTTTCTTTATCAATACTATAAATATCATTAGATTCAATTGGTTTTACAAAGCAATAAGCATCAACAGCGTTCCATTTACCATCTCTCTTATAAGCAAATACTTGATCCCAATGAACAAAGTACATGTCTTCTTTGTAATAGCTTTTACTATTTTTCTCTACACCTCTAACATCTTTCCAACGTCTAAAAACATTGTGGTGAGTTATAATTTCATCACCTGGTTTAATATTAGTTTTTATAGCGCTAGGTATAGATATAACTATAGCGCTTTTACTTACGTAGCTATGGTTGTAATTATCGGTATTAAGTATAAGATCATTACCATCTACACTTTTAGTGTTGGAATATCTGGAATTTAATGGTCTTATTATAAAATTGTTAACACCCTGCATTAATACTCAAGATTAAATTCAACAGCTATAGCCATGTTCTTATTAAAATCTTTCCAAGGTAAAACCTCGTCTGCTTTTTTAATATATATTCTATATTTATCGTCTTCTTCTACTATATCAGAGATAGTATGCCCTCCGTAGACCTCTTGACCTACGGAGTAATGCATAGCTTCATTTTTATAATCTTTACCGATACTAATCTTTCGTATCAGATTCATCTTTCGGTAGTTCAGAAATTGTACCATCTTGAATGTTTACAGATACTTTACCGTATTCCTCTTCAAGTTTGTCTTGCATAGCTTTTAGCTTCATTTGAAAGTCTCCAATTGTAGCCATTAAACCAGCTTTTTGTGTTTCAATTTGACCAACTGATAACTGCGCGTTGTTAATTTGCCCAACTAATTCTTGTAAATCTTTTAGTTGTTCGTCTGTGATTTTTAAATCGTCTGTCTTTTTTGCCATAATTTTAATTTAATTTAAGTTAATTTAATTGTTATACGTCTGTATAATCTTTGTAAGCGTCTAACGCTTTTAAAGCTTCGTAACCTTGTATTATAGGGTTTTTAGCCGAAGTGTTTATTTTTAGATCAAAGTTAAAAACAAAGTCAGAAACATGACCATTAGCGTCTGCATCTCTAGCTGCTTTGTCTTTAAAAACTCTAACTAAGCATTGAGAGTTTGGTTTTTTAACCCACTTTGTTTCATAAATAGCCTCGATTTTTACCGTTACACCATCTTCCTCCATAACTGCAGGTGTTTTAACAGATGTCTCTAATTGAGAGTGTAACATGTAATCAAAGCTAGTGATTTGTAAGTAAGCGTCGCTTAATACAATACCTTTGAAAGTATGTGATCCTTGTATTGCCATTGTTTAAAATTTTAAGTTGTTTTCTATGTTTATATTATTACACACTTTATCTTATTATTAAAGCGCTTGTGTCACTCTCTATGGTATTGCACAGTTTGTGTGGGATGTTATTACACCAGACGAGTTAACAACTATTGTTCTGTTTGTTATTAAAGCGTTGTCTGCATAACCGTATTTTCCTGCGCTTAAAGTTGAGCTACCTGTTGCTGAGGTATACACGGTATCACCAACCGCTGGTGTGCTGTCACTGTAGTACCTGTATGTAATCTCAGATTCAATACCACATGCTGAACTTTTCCCCATTTCATCTGATGTCATAAACGCTGTTCTTGTAGCTGCGGAAGAAGCTGTTGTAACTTGTTCGTTAGCACCATATGTTGTACCAGCTGCGTTAGTAGCGTATGCCCTATAAGTATAAGTTGATGATGCTGATAAACCTGTTACCGCTTCGCTGAAATTTCCAGTAGAATTAGTTGTGTCGGCTTGATCTGTTGTAACACCAGTATCGCCTGATACAAAGCTAGTAGCCACATTACCTGACTTATACACAAATCCCCTAGCTGATACAGTACCTGTTGTGCTAAAATTACTAGCAAGCCCTTTGCTGCTAACATTACCATTCATTGTGAATCCACTTGATGTAATACTTGATTCACCGCTAGTTGTAACTGTTGGAGCTACACCACTTCCACCACCAATCACTTGTTGACCAGGGCAACTAACGCTAAACCACCAAGCTGTACCACTTAATGGTGCTGAAACTTGCATATTAGATGTACTTGCTGATGTGTTTTTATTAAAAGTAATAGTACCTCTACCTTTTGACGGGGGTGTATAACTTCCTGATAATGTTGTTATAGTTGCGCTTGAATTACCGTCTGTCGCTTGTAGAGCTGTTAAATAACTTGAATTACCAACAAAACCAGCTCCTGTGCCATTTCCACTACCACTTGTGTAAGTATTACCGTTCCATGTAAAAACAAATTTATCTGGTTTATCATAAGCTTCATATTCTATTGTAACAATACCAGTTGCACTACCTAGGTTTATAGGGTAATTAAATGTTCCTTGACCGCCATCATGATAAGCTAAGTTACAAGCGGGTGAAGCCGCATCGTGATCATAGCTATAAAATTCAGACATTCTATAAGGTGCAACGTTATCTGGTTTTGATGCACTAAAACCATTTGTTGCTTCAGCTACAAAAGAATTACCATTAGCATTACCACCAATAGTTATATCTTTTAAACTTAATACGTCATCATAGTCGTAGTCATCATAATCGTCGTTTTCTTTTTCTGCCGCTAAAGCTGCTAACCTTAAAGTACCTGAGCTTGGAACTGCCATTATTTAATTTGTTTTTTAAGTTCTTCTACTTCCGCTTTTAATTCTTTTATAGCTTCAAGTAATATTGGTGTAATACCTTGATGTCTCATTGACAACATACCATTTTCGTTTTCTCTTACAAGTTCTGGTACAACTTCTTTTACGTCTTGTGCTATAAACCCTATATCTTCTTTTATATCTAATATACTATCTGATTTTTTCCAATCAAAAGTAACGCCTTGAAGCTTCATTGCTTTATCTAAAGCTGATTCTATAGGTTTAATATTTTCTTTTAATCTTTTGTCAGAAGGAGATCCAAAAGCAACAACGTCATTAGCTACGGTTAATTCACCAGAAGTTGATAGTGCCATTCTGGTTGAACTGCCAACATTCCATTTAAATATGCCTGAACTAGCTGATAGGTTAAAGCTATACCCACTTGAATCCCAATATTGTTGATGTTTTATAGTTGAGTTAGCTTTACTTATAAGTGCTCCTGATAAATCATTTCTAGTAGAACTTATAGATAAACTAGTTGTATTTGCTGATATACTTGTTGGGTTACCATATCCAATAGCAACATCTCCAACAGCATTAATAACCATTCTTGTTCCAAAACCAGCAGAACCATTTTGTGTTTGAAAAACTAAAGAACCTTTGTCATCTGCACCGTCTCTAAAACCTGCAACTGTTGCTACACTATCACCATTGTTGTGAAAAATTACTTCGCCAAAACTTCCATCTGTACCATTAGTTCTTTTACCATTAATACTAACATGTGCGTATGATGCTGTAGAAGCATGGTTTATTACCTGAATATTTCCATCACACTCTAAAGTACCTGTAAAAGTAGTATTATTACTAGAGTCAATTTCCATTGCTAAAACAGTACCAGAGTGTTTAGCTATACCAAAATTAGTATTAGCAGAAGCACCCATTATATTCTTACCTAATCTCCAGTCTGTACCAGAAGAAGCTCCTATATACATGTAACTACTACTTGCTAAACTACCGTCGTTTGTAAACCTAGCAACTTCAGAAGCTATGCCAGAAGCAGGGCCTTTCTGTGATACTTTAAATTTATTATTTGTACTAGTTTTTTGCCAACCAACATACTCTAAAGCTATAGCTGCGGATAAGTTTGAGGTAGGTCTAGTTTGATTTATTTGACCTTTTTGAGTTGAAGAGTCATATGTAGTTCCAAACCCATGGCATGTTAACTTTGGTATGTAAGTACTATTATTAACAGCCCAAGATCCTATTGGATTAATTTCAACAACTGTCACTGGCTCTCTATCAGCTCTATAGAGCCTGAATATTATTTCGCCTGTGTTCCAATCTACATTTGTTCTATAGTAAAATTCAACTTCAGTTGCACTACCACCATAACCACCTCCGATCCTGTGATCTAAAGTTTGAAGTATTGTAACTGAATTTAATCCACCAATAGTTTGGCTAGTACCGTTACTAGTGTTTATTAAAAATTTCTTTAAAGTCTTACCGTTATGGTGTCTACCACCTGTTCTAATTACAAGCTCAATGTCAGCTGCTAAACCTGCGTTTGAATAACCAGATGGAATAGCTATTGTATACCAACCATATATACCCGTGTGAGTATTTTGACCTGAAACAACTTGATGGTTTACATCTCTTTGCTTTAACAAGCCATATCCGGCAACTGCTTGAGTTGCACCTGACTGTGTGGTTCCATTTTGTAACATTAACCTAGAGTTACCATTGTTACCAACACCTGATATAGTAAGATCATTATCTACTGTAGTATCACCGTTAAGGTAAGTTGTTCCGTCGTTATAAAAATTAAAACTTGTACTTACAGCTCCAACACCAAGTCTACCATAAAACGTAGCGTCTCTAGTATCGTCAATAAATAAAGCTGTTGCAAGAGCAGCAGGAGTACTTCCGTTACCAGAACCATACGCAACTTGAAAATATAATTGACCATTAAAATTACCACCATCGCCAGCGTATATTTGAGCCATATCCCACTGTGTAGTCGCGCTTGGGTGATCTGTTTTGAAGAATATTCTTGGTTTATCATTGCTGTATCTTCCAAATAAATCTAATCTACCACTATTACTAGCGCCACCTGGTTTACCAATTTGTAATCTATTTTGTAATACACCATATCCACCAGGTGTTATGTTTAAAACCTCACCCATACTTGTACTACCAGCATTGTCTGCTAGTTTTAAAGAAAAGTTACCAAAACCATGAGCTGAACTATTACCATCAGTGTTTGGTCCAGATGTTACTAAATCTATTTTCATGTAGTCTTTATTAAGACCACCATAATCATCAACAGTTCTACGGCTATTTAATGATATTACATTATAAGTAGAATTTGATACTATGTTTTTTCTTGATCTTAAAATACCATTGCTATAATAAGCACCTGTTGATACAAAGTCACCATTAAAAGTAGTTAAACCACCAACTGTTAAAGTGTTGCTTATGTTTAAATCAGTTACACCCGACCATTCACCTACGTTTAAATCAAACTTGTAATCATCATCTTGTGCTTCTATTATCTTAGGATTATAAAAATAAGACTTAGAACCGTTAACAGAACCATAACAACTACCTAATCTTAAATGTACTAAACTTGTTGTAGAGTGCATAACACCTGTGCCACCACTAATACCAGCAGCTTGTGTTCTATTATTGGTAGCGTATCTATCTGCTGCAGAATCTGCTTGACCACTAGTTGTTCTGTGTGATTTTAATTTAAAAGTTAGCTTAGTCCAGCCATTGATATTTGCAACGACAGTTCCTGTGTTATTGCTATTAGCGTGTGTTTTTATTTTATTAGTATGGAAATAAGGGTTAGAAGTAATTCTATTACCAGCAGAATTAAACTCATGCCAACCTAAGTACAAGTGATCATCACCTGTAGATTTAATCCAAACGCTAAATTCATAATCTTTTTCAGGATTAACTTTAATATTTTCTGAACTATACCAGTTATAACATGTTGCATTATTACCATTACCAGTAGAGCAATGAGCCTGTACTTTAGTACCGTCCATAAATGTGTGCTCCTCTCTAACACCACTCACAGCTATGTCAGTACCTTTTCTAATCATATTAGCACCACCTAAATTATCAGCAAGCAAACCGTCAGGAGCATAAGCAAATTGACCAACGTTAGTACCAGTGTTATTAGTAGATACACCTCCATGAAAACCTAAGTGTAATATATCTTTTGCGTTAGCTCTTAGTGTTATAAAGTCAGTTGTAAATTTTATATACGTATCGGTGTCACCTTTGTGGTATATGTAATCGTGTA